GATAGCGCCATTTTCTTTTTCTGTAAGAGAACGAATCTTTTCTCTTTCCTCTGCATTAACAGAACCAGATACAAAGAATACTTTTCTATCCTTTGTTCTTTCTCTTAATTGTTTATAAAGGGGTTCTCCATGTTTCTTCACTAGATTATAAAGAACAAGTGTATTACCCTTTGCACCCATGGCTAGATTACAGATGAATCGATTTCGTTTCTCGTGTGATACAATGAAATCTATTTCATCTTGATATTTTTGTTTACCGAAAGATTTTCGAACTTCATCACTATATTTAAGAACTAGATTCTCAATCTTAAGTTCAGCAAGTGTATCAGAATCGATTAATGACTGTGTAGATGTCACCTTATACACTGGCCCGAAATTACCAATGAGAGTTAATTCATTTACCTGTCCTCCATCAAGAGTACCTGTTGTGCCGATTCTCATCTCAGCATTAATCAATCGATTCATGATTATTGTAAGAGACTTCGCTTTAAATGTATGTGCTTCGTCACCTATGATACATCCAAACTGTTCGAACCAAGCAGGTGGAAGTTTAATAGCACTCTGCCATGTTGTTATAACAACCGACTGTTCGAATACCTTCTCTTTACCAGAATAGATTCTATGTACATCTTCTTCAACATCAAAATCAGAATCATTGGAAGAATAATCGGCAAAATCTTTATACATCTGTTCAACCAGTGATGTAGTCGGAACAACAATGATTACCTTCTTATCAAGCTCTTCTTGTAGATAATAACGAATGAGCATATAAATGATAAGAGATTTACCCGAACCAGTCGGTGATACCAGAATCGCTTTACCATTCTCTGTCGCGAATTCAAAAGCTTTCTTCTGATAATCTCTGGCTTCAATCACATTCCCACCAGCACATAAAGATAATATGTCAATGAATTCTGAGTTATAGGAAAATCTATTTTCTATATCACGTGCGATATCAACTTGATAGTTTCTATCATTTGCAAACTGTAGAACTTCATTTAATAGACCATAAGGAATAGATTTCTCCTGTCTATTATACATTCTAATTTTGCCATCCCATTGCTTGTTCTTGAATGCGGGCATCCATTTATAACCGTCTGCATAGAATGTAAAGAATTCACTGATTTCCATCAAGATACCAGAATCATCACTTGTTATATACAAGGTGGCTTCATTCTTCTTTTTGATATATATCATCAGTATCTTCTTTACATCTTATAATAAAGTCATTATAATTGGTTTAATCGAAACGACATCTAACTAGATTTGTTTGACAAGAAACAAGAATTACATTCCAGACGTAAATTTACGGAATTCAATGATATTCTTGATGTGAGAATGTCTCCATCGAATATTATTCATTATCTCTTCGAGAGTATCAATGATTGCTTTTTGATATTCAATCGCAGACCTAGCTTTAACAATATCCTCATCTGTGCTATAATACAGTTCCATCTCGGATTTCAAAGGCTTTGTCATACCTTGGAATGGATCATATGACCAGCCTCTCATATCCATTTCAGACTTGGTCATTTTCCCAGTATAGTATAACCATTTATCCTTACGAACCTTTTCAAGATCAATTTCTTTCTTCTTTAACTGAAGTTTGGAAAGAGTGAAGATTTCGAGATATTTAGCATGTAACTTTGATGTCTTAATAGTTTCATCATCTAAAGCATGTTCATCAATCACCGAATCTTTTTTCCAAGATTCTAAAATATCATTTAAACTCATCATAATATAATTTTATTTATAGGATTTTAAAATAGTCGTATCTAAACGTTACATCAGCTTGTAGATATTCGATAGAAGTAGATTGTGTATTGAATTCTAATCCACCAATCGATGTAGGGAATAAGTTAGTAAATTGAATCTTATTATTTGGGAGATTGTGGTTAGTTAGAATAATAAGAGTAGCATCATACACGATAGGTTCGTTTGTATCTCTATGTTTTAAAACCCAATCATAAAGTTCTTTATATACTTTCATATCTTCATCCATCGCGATTCGAATAGAGAAGTCATCAAATGTAACATCTCCAGAGATATAACCCTTATATTGTCTGCTAGATACATCAATCTGACCTAATGATAAACTTGGAAGAGTTACACTGGTGGCGAAATATTCAAGATTAGCTAAAGTGTTACGATTAATAACTAACTTAAATCCTGTGGGAGATAGGAAATTATAATTATCTGTTAGATTACTCATATTAGTATTTATACAAAAAAAGAAGGGGCCTCGAATGAGACCCCTTCAGAAAGATTGTTATACAATCAATGATTAACCAGCAACATTAATGTTGATGATTGGGAATGTACGGAAGTATGGATTCAAATCATTTGTACCGATTCCACCACTAGTAGCAGATTCAACAAATGGATTCTTAACCATACCGTAACGAGTCTTGAAACCAACTTTAGGTTGGAATGTATTCTCATCAACAGCACGTACCATTGTTAGAGGAACATATGGGCAGTAGAAAAGACCTGCATCATATGCATTTGAACCACGATATCCAACTGTAGCATAATCACTAACTGCATATGGATCAACATATACCTTCATGCGACCATTAAGAACACCTGCGAAAGTGTTACCAGTTGCATCTACGTTAAGGTTAGCTGCAAGAGCAGGAGTGTAGTCAAGTTGACCAGCAGCTGCAAGAGCAGAAGCAACATTGCTTGAGCAGATAACAAAGTTACCCTTACCACGACGTGTTTGAGTAGCGATTGCATTAGCTTCTATCTCAAGTTGGAAGATCAATGACTTGAACTTCTCAACAGCCCAGCGACCATCTGCATCAGTAGCAAGGTCGAAAGTGTTGTTTAAAGGAGATACTGCGTCATTTTGGAAACCAGGCTTAGCTTTAGCATTGATTGTGTTGATAACTTCGCGATTGATTTCCGCAAGGATTTCAGTCGAGAGGATATTAGCTAATTCTGATTCTGCATCGAGACCATGAACAGACTTAAGGTCTTGAGCAAGCTCCATTGTGTATTCAGCTTTAAGACCACGAGTCTTAGCTTCAACAGTAGCTTTCTCAATAGTGAATCCCATGTCATTGAAGAAGTCACCTTCACCAACGGATGTTGCAACACCAGTTCCTACACCACCAGGTGTAGAAGCACCACCAGCAGAGAATGCAGTAGCAGGCTCTTTAAGACCGAGTGCTTCTGGATCATCTACACCAACTTTAGTAAGGCTTGGAGAAGATGTTGCATCATTGTAGCGAGCCTTCATTGCGAAGATAAGACCAGTTGGGCCAGACATTGGCTGAACACCGGCTACATCATAAGCGATGAGATTTGGCATTGCACGACGTACAAGAGAGATAAGAACTGGATCGAACTTATCAACAGCTGCAGTAGTAACATTGTTCTCAGAGAGGAAACCAGCTTGTGCTTTTTCTTCTCTGAGAGCGATTTCTGTATTTTCGAGAAGCTTAGCTGTTACAGCCTTGCGATACTCGTCTTGGAAAGCAGGTGCGTCCTTATGTTCAAGAACTGGAGCCCACTTTTGGATTTCTTTTTGCGAATTTAACATTTTTAATTTCTTTCTATGTTATTGGTTGTGATATTTATTTTGAGAGAGCTTGAACATACTGTCTCATAGAAGCAGGAAGCTTCTTGAGAGGATCATCCGCGCCCTCGATTACGATTTCTGTGTCTTCTTCAGAATCTTCTACTAAAGATTCTTCTTGAATAGTTTCTTCTTTTGATTCAAAGATTGAATTTTTGACTGTTTTAGCTTTCTTTTCGAAGGTTTCTTTACTACCGAATTCAATGTCTTCCAAAATGCTTTGGAAACGGTGTGATTCAGTTTCAGAAAGGTCTTCTGATAGAGATGAAAGAATTTCAGCTCTTTCGAATGCTTCAATCTGCTCTTGGAGAGATTCGATCTCAGCTTTAGCTTCAGAGAGTTCAGTTTCAGTTTCTTGATTGACAGTGTTGAGTTCTTCAACAATATCTCTCTTTTCAGCTGGAACTTCGATGTAATTCTCAATGAACAAATCTTTAAGTGAAGTCATGAAGTTTTCTGCGATTTCTGTGCGAAGTGTATTTTCAACTTGCTCAGAATTCTCTTCAACCCAACTTTCAACTACATATGAAAGATAATCATCGATTCTTTCAATGAGGCTTTCGCGGAGAGTTTCAACTTCTTCATTCAATTCTGAATTATATTTTGCTTCAAGCTTCTCTTGAATATCAAGAGCTCTTTCAGCAACTGCTGCTTCAAAAAGAGTAGCAGCTTCAGATTTGAAATCTTCACTAAGTTCTGATTCATTAGAGATAAGAAGATCGAGTGCTTCAGAAACTTTCTTTTTCTTAGACTCTTTAGCTTCTTCTTCTTCATCCTCTTCTTCTTCCATATCTTCGTCTTCGTCTTCAGACTCAGACTCTTTCTTAGATTTGGCTTCAGTTACTTCTTCAGATTTAACGGATTCTTCCATTTCGTCTTCATCTTCTTCGTCTTCTTCATCATCCATATCTTCGTCTTCTTCTTCCTTCTTTACGGCTTTCTTTTCACCGAGGAGAATTGACTTGATAGAATCATCAAAAGACTGTTCAACTTCAGCTTCTTCAGAGACTTCTTCAGGTAAATCCTGTTCAAGCTCTTCATTAGCAATAAGCTGTTCTTCAGTGATATCTTCAATGA